AACGACAGCAAGTCGCTGATACAAACTACAAGGTACTTTAATATGGGATCTATATTTAAACCAAAAATTCCAGCTCCTCCTCCAATCGTAATGCCAGAGCCAGTTGATGTTCCAAATTATGAAGATGAGGAAAGAGATGCTGCTGCAAAAGCTGAAATGTTAGAAGCTGAAAGAAAAAGAAAAGGCAGAAGATCTACTATCTTAACTGGTAGCGGATTAAACGAAATCGAAGATGCAAATGTCGATAAGAAAACTTTACTAGGCTAATTATGTTTTCAACAATAACAAAATTTTTTAAAAAGAATAAAAAAAAAGTAGAAGAAGCTTTAGACTATCCAGAAGTTTTAATTTTAGAAGATATAACTTATGAGAACGAAGTTAAGCAAACTAAAACTAAAGATACTAAAGAAACTAAATCATCTTTAACATTTGGAGATAAATAATTATGGGTGGACCTTCAAATAGTGGCGGTGGCGGTAGAACAGATGCTGGACCAAATAGAACTACTGCAACTAAAATTGGTGTAGGTAATATAAACGAAAAAGGTAAAAGAACTTCTCCAGATGCTTTTAGAAATCGTGGTGCAGAAAAAATAAAGAAAGGAGTTAAAACTCCATCTATTCTTTTAAATGTTGGTGCAAAGATATTGTCAAAACCTTTACAAGCTGGATCTGTAAAAACTAGAGATTTCTTTACAGATAAAGTTTTAGGATCAAAAAATTTTAAAGATACTACCAAGCAAGATTTTGAAAAGATGACTGCTAAAGCTCAAGAAGATATGTATTCAGATTATATCGGTAATAGAAATCAAGGAAGAACAGATGCTTATGGCAATAACATCTCAAGAGATGGTCGAACTGGTCAATCTAAAAAATCTATTGAACAACCAAAAGTAGCTTCACAAATGGATAATTCTGGAGTGAAGTCTGATTTAATTACAGCTGATAAGACAGCTCCCACAAGTATTGAGATGACACAAGACGAAATCAATGTTGCTAACAAAAGAGGTAAAAAAACTAAAACAATTTTAACTTCTGTTGTTGGAGACAAATCAAACGCAACTTTAAGTAAGAAAGTTTTATTAGGATAAATTATGTCGCTTTATAGGAATATTAATAAAAAAAAACGAGCTGGTACTTCCAGATCTAAAAAGAAATCAACTATATCAGCTAAAGCTTACAAGAATATGAAAGCTGGTTTTCCAAATAGCAAAAAGAATAAAGCTAAAAGAAAAAGAAAAAAATAGATGCAATCACAAGAATTTAAAACTTTAGCTAAACAGCTAAAAGACAACCTATCTAGGTTAATGGAAAAAAGATCAAACTGGGAAAGCCATTGGCAAGAAGTAGCAGATTTGATGTTACCTAGAAAAGCAGAGATCACAAAAGAACGAGCAAGAGGAGATAAAAGACATACACAAATATTTGACGCAACATCTGTCCATGCTCTTGAACTTTTAGCTGCATCTCTGCATGGTATGTTGACTTCATCTGCCAATAGATGGTTCTCATTAAGATTTAAAGAAACACAATTAAATGAGAGTGATGAAGCGAAGGAATGGTTAGAAGATAGTACGCAACGCATGTACGATGTAATTTCTAAATCAAACTTCCAACAAGAAATATTTGAATGCTATCATGATTTGATTGCCTTTGGCACATCATGCTTAATGATTGAAGAAGATCAAGAAGATGTATTAAATTTTTCTGCAAGACACATTAAAGAAATTTATATCCAGGAAAATAAAAAAGGATATGTCGATACATTATACAGAAGATTTAAAATGCCAGCTCAAGCAGCTGTATCAAAATTTGGATTTGAAAATGTATCAAGAGATATACAAAACATCGCAAATAAAAATCCATTTGATGATATAGATTTAGTTCATGTTGTTAGACCAAGAGCTGAATTTGATCCTAATAAAAAAGATAAAAAGAATATGCCATATCAAAGTGTTTATTTTGAATATGGATCTGGACATATAATTTCTATTGGTGGTTTTTTAGAACATCCTTATGTTATTCCAAGATACTTAAAAGCTTCTACTGAACAGTATGGAAGATCTCCAGGAATGAATGCTTTACCAGATGTAAAAGTTTTAAATAAAATGGTAGAGAATAGTTTAAAGGCTGCTGCTAAACAAATTGATCCTCCTCTACTCATTCCAGATGATGGAATGTTAGCTCCTATTAGAATGTCTCCAGGCTCTATTAATTATTATAGATCTGGATCAAGAGATAGAATTGAGCCATTAAATATTAATGCTAATACATCAATTACTATTAATAACGAAAATCAAAGAAGAGATGCTATTAATAAAATGTTTCATATCGATCAGTTAGTTGTAACTGAAAATAGAAACATGACTGCGACTGAAGTAATTCAAAGACAAGAAGAGAAGATGAGAATACTTGGTCCAGTATTAGGTAGATTACAATCAGAATTATTATCTCCATTAATAACTAGAGTATTTAATATTCTTTTAAGAAATGGATTGTTTTTACAATCTCCAGATATTTTACAACAACAAGAATTAAAAATAGAATTTGTATCTCCAATGGCATTAGCACAAAGAGGACAAGAGCTTCAGTCATTAATGAGAGGATTAGAAATCTTTGGATCACTTGCTCAAACAATGCCAGTTATGGATTACATCGATGAGAATGGATTAGTTAAAAACATAATTGATATTTTAGGATTACCAGCAAAAGTAATTAAATCAGATGCTGAAGTAGAACAAATTAGAGCAGATAGAGCTGAACAAGAAGCTCAACAAATGGAAATGCAACAACAAATGGCTGAAACACAAATGGCGAAGAATGCAGCTCCAATGGCAAAAGTAGTTCAAGATGGATCACAATAAAGAAATAGAAAAAAAGATTAAACAGCTCCGAGAAGATTACAAAACAGTTTTTGGATCTGAAGAAGGCAAAAGAGTTTTAGAGGACATCTCAATAAGATGTCATGAGAGTTCGACTACTTTCTCAAAAGATAACAGTCATGAGACCGCATTCCTTGAAGGACAGAGATCAATTTCTCTATTCATCAAAGGAATACTTAAATCAAAATAACCAATAGGTATATATGGAAAATCAGACAACTGCTCCAGCGGAGCAATCTGAACAAACGACAGAAGTTGTTCAGAATAATACTGTAATAACTGAAGTTGCAGAAAACCAGGAAACGAATTTTAAAGATTTAATTCCTGAAGGTTTCAAAGAAGAAAAAGCTTTGGACAATTTTAACAATATGGAAGATTTCGTAAAAAGTTATCTCCATGCACAAAAGTTAGTTGGAGCTGATAAAATTCCAGTTCCTAACAAACATGCAACCGATGAGGATTGGAATGAAGTATTTAAAAAACTGGGTGCTCCAGAAAGTCCAGATGATTATCAATATAACATCAAAGATCAAGAACTGGACCAAACGCAAGTTAAAGAATTTAATAAAGCTGCACATCAATTAGGATTACTTCCTAAACAAGCTGAAGGCTTAATTAAGTTTTATAATGAGATGAATGGCAACAATGCTGCATCTCAAGAAGAAGCTGCTGCTGAAGCACAGTTACAAACTGAAACTGAACTTAAAGCAGAGTTTGGACCACAGTTTAATAAGAGACTTGACCAGGCTAAAAAGCTTGCAGTTAATTCTTTAGGATCAGAGTTTTTAGAAAATACTTATCTNAAAGATGGNTCAAGACTTGGAGACAANATTAAAGTNATAAAAGCTTTTTCTGAACTAGCTGACAAATTATCNGAAGATGAAATCATCAAAGGCGATGGATCTGANTATATGACAGCTAAAGANATTGAAAAAGAAATTAACGAACTAACTCAAGAAGGNTCTGCNTATTGGANNAAGACACATCCAAATCATAANAAAGCAGTTCAAGAAGTCTTGAAGTTNAGAGAGATGTTAAATGGCTAATGAAAAATTTGAGCCAGGCGAAATAATAACAGANACAGAAGTTAGACTTGAATGTTTAAGACTAGCAACTGAATTTGGTCCAGAGAATGATCGAAGAGATCCTCTGCCAATAGCTGAAAATTATTTTGACTGGGTTATACAAAGTTCAAAGCGACAATCTGAAAAGACCGCCAAGAAAAAAGACAAAGTGAAGTCTTAAAATTCACAGATACGACCTCCTCTTGGAGACAATCAAGTCGATTAAATCAACCACAACATAAGGAGGTTTGACAATGTCAAATCAAATTACTACTGCTTTTGTACAGCAATATTCAAATAATGTACAAATGCTATCACAACAAAAAGGCTCATTATTGAGATCTGCTGTTGATGTAGAAACTGTTGTCGGCAAAAATGCATTTTTCGACCAAGTCGGAAGTGCTCTTGCAGTTAAAAGAACTACAAGACATGCTGATACTCCACAGATGGATACACCACATGCAAGAAGAAGAGTTAGCCTTGTGGATTATGAATATGCGGATCTTATCGATAACCAAGATAAAATTCGTACATTAATTGATCCAACTTCATCTTATGCCTCTGCTGCTGCGTTTGCATTAGGAAGAGCTCAAGATGATGAAATCATCGCTGCGTTATCTGGAACAGCCTTTACTGGAGAAACTGGTAGTACATCTACTGCTCTTCCATCTGGTCAAAAGATAACTGAAAGCGGTACTGCTGGTTTAACTATTGCAAAATTAAGAAGTGCAAAAGAACTTCTTGATGCTGCATCTGTTGATCCAAGTATTACTAGATACATTGCAGTTGGTCCAAGACAAATTACTGATTTGTTAGGAACGACTGAAGTTAC